TGGGCGAAGCGGCTCGCCGCAGAGCTGCGGACGGCCCTGGGGATGTCGGCCGCCGAATGGGCCGAGGCGACCCCGGAAAGCATGGAGGGCCGGAAGGTCCGCGCCCGGGTCTGGCATCGCACGAAGGCCGGCGGCGTTTTTGTGAACGTCGGCAACTTCCTGCCGCTCGAGGAGGAGGCCCCGGCCGCGGCCCCGGCCCCGGCCCCGGCTGCGGCGAAGGCGGAGCGGGCGACCCGCGCCCGCCCGGCCGGCCCGGAGGACGACATCCCGTTCTAAGGATCCACGCGAGGCCGCTCCCGGCCGCAGGGGCTCACGCTCGAGCCCCAGGGAGAGCGCTGCCGGCGGTCGCGACGAAACACCGGCCGCCCGTGACGGGGTTTCATCTCTCCCCGGGCGCGGGCCGGACGCCCCACGAGACGGGGCAAAGACACGGAGGAGCCATGAAAAATCAGTTGGTGACGCTTACATGGATGGAGCAAATGTTCGCCGCCTACGTCGGGTCGCTCCGCAGGATCAAGGCGATGAACGAACGGCTCTCGGAGCCCTACTCGACGCCGAAAGGAGATCTCTGGGGGAACGACATCGAGTCATCCGGCGCGGAGATGGCGGTCGCCAAGGCTCTCGGCCTCTACTGGACCGCGGCCCGCGGGATCGACGCCTCAGGCGACGTATCGGGCCTCGAGGTCCGGTCGACGAAGTACCCGACTGGTCGCCTGATCGTCCACAAGGCCGACAAGGACGACGCGCCATTCGTCCTCGTCAGGGGAGTTTTCCCGACATACGAGATCGTTGGATGGATCACCGGTCGGGACGCGAAGGCGGAGGCCTACTGGTTCGCCGGCGACGGCCGGCCGGCCTACTTCGTGCCGGAGGAAGACCTAGCAGATCTCGACGAGCTGAAAGCCTGCGGGGGCGGTCGCGCGGCTGGAGTTGATTGTGTTGTGTCGGAGGGCAGCCCAAGAAATTGAGGAGGGGACGCATGGATCTTGAAGGTTTCGCGAACGAACACGAGGTCGACTACCTCTGCGGCTTGCTCGAGCTGATGCTCGACGACCCGGAGAGGGCCGGCAAGGTTGCCGGGCTTGTCAGCCGGGAAGCCTTCGCCGGTGACTGCGCCGCGATGGTGTACCAGGCGATCGCCGCGACGCTTACGGCCCACGGGGCGCCGACGATCGGCGACCTGTCGGCCCGTGCGGGCTGGAGTGAGATCCGGGACTCCGTGGTCGTTCTCTTGCAGATGGGCGTCGCGAACCGCTGCGCCTACAGCCTCGGTGTCGACCGCCACGCCTGGAACGTGCGGCGGGCGTGGAAGAACCGGATCGTCGAACAGGCGGCCGGTGTTCTGGACGCCACGATCAGGAACCCGGACGCGACGCCGATGGAGAAGGCGGCGGCCGCGAGGGCCGTCGAGGACGCCGCTCGCGAAGTTGAATCCGACACCCGGACGCCGACGCTGATGGACGCCGTGGATGAGTGGCTGCGAATGGAGAACCGGCCGGTCGTCCCGACTGGCTTCTGGCCGCTGGACTCGATTACTGGCGGCGGGATGGCGGAGGGCGGGCTGTTCGTTCTGGCGGCGCCGCCGTCGGTAGGGAAAAGTGCCCTGGCGCTCCAACTCGTCCTCGGGGCTCTCGACCATGATCGGGAAATGAATGCGGTCTGGTGTTTGGGCGAGATGACGATGGACGCGATCGCCAGGCGGGCGGCTGTTCACTGGTCGACACGCGGAGGAATGCACCGCGTGAGCATGTCGGCGGCGGACAGTGTTACAGACCTGGCCCGCGGTGCCGGCCTGAATCTGTGCATGACCATCGGCGACCGGTTGAAGATCGTGAAACCGCCGCTGTCGATGCAACGGATCGAGCAGGCCGTCGCCGAGGCTGGGGCGAAGGTGGTCGTCATCGACTACGTCCAGCTTGTGCAAATGGAGGGCGCCGCGGACCGACGGGCGGAGGTGGACGGTATCGTGAAGAGACTCCGGTCGATGTCGCTCGAGCTGGGTGTCGCCACGATCTGTGTGTCGAATGTCGCGAAGGTGGTCTCGGGCGACACGAGGATCGGGGCGATCGGCAAGGAGAGCAGCGAGCTGGACTTCGCCGCCGATCTGTTCCTGCTCGGAGTGGCGGATGCAGACGCTGACCAGAACGGCCTGCGGGCGGTCCGCTGGGCTTGCAAGAAGAACCGTCACGGCCGCTGCCAGGACATCGAGACGATGTTCGACGGCGGTCTTCAGACGTTCACGGCGGCCCAGGCGGCCCCCGAGGCGGCATTTGGCGACTGGGAGGGGTGACATGGCAGTTCCAGGCAAGGATGCCTCTAGGGGCGAAATGCGGCGACGCCACGAGGAGATCATCCGGAGCGGCGTCCTGCGCGAACTGCGGTCCGAGGGCCGGCTGGTGTTCCTGCTGGCCCTGTGCTGGGCAGATTACCGGACTTGCCAGTTCCGGATGTCGGGCCGCGGCGCCGCCACAACCGCCGGCGTTCCGCCGACGGCGATCCGCCGCGGGCTTGCCCAGCTTCTCGCCCTTGGCGTGATCGAGGCCGGTCCTCCCGAGGATGGGAAGCGTCAAAGGTACAGGTTTCGCCCCCCCCAAAAGGGCGCGCACGAGCCGTGTCCGGGGGGGACACAGGGTGTGTCCCCCCCCCGGACACACCCTGTGTCCACCCCGGACACACCCGGTGTCCAGAGCGCGCACACCCCGTGTCCGGCGCGCGCACACCCCGTGTCCGGCGCGCGCACAGGGTGTGTCCCCTATTCCTCAATTGTCCTCAAGGGTTCCTCAAGAACCCGTGAGGACACATCCGGTGTCCTCACCGGCCGGACCGGGCCTTCAGGCCCGGCCGTCCGCCTGGCCGCGAACACGACAACCGAAACGGAGATCCGATGACACCCTGCACCGCCCCCCGCTGCGGCGACGCGGCCCGATGGACCGTCGCCAACCGGCAGCTCTGCCGCCGGCACATGCTCGACGCCCTGCTCGCGGGGCGGATCGGCCAGGCCCGCCCGCTCCCGCTGGAGGCCGAGGCCCTCGAGGTCGAGCCGGATCCGGAGCCCCAGGCCGACATCGTCCAGCGGCTGCGGCGGTGGACTCACGCGGCAACGGCGCCGCCGGCAAGCGACCTGATGGACGAGGCGGCCGACGAGATCGAGCGACTACGGCGCGCAGGCTGTCCCGAGCGGGAACAGCCGGCGCGAAATGAGGGGGCCACGCCTGCGCATCGCCGCGAAACTGGCGGCGATAGTCCCGATCGGGCATGAGGGAATCAGGGAGGGAACAATGAGCGAAACAGCGATTATCGTCCTGGCTTTGGCGGCATTCGTCGTGATGATGGGCGCATTGTTTATCGGGTTCCCTCGTAAGCGCAGCCATCGGCCTCGCTGGCATCAACGCCGCCGCTGAATTGCGATCTTGAGCGAAAGTGGAAACGTAGAACGCTGGCGATCAGCGGCGCAGTCCGCTGCGTCGCTTGGTTCTCACGGCACAGGAGTCTGAACATGCGACTGATCGACACATCGCCATTCAACGATTTCGGCTGGGGGCCATTCTGGACGGCATTCTGGAACACGCTTTGGCGATGCTGGTGCTTTGCTGGATGGATCATCCCAGCCGCAGCATGGGCCAACGGCTCAAGAACAGGGGCGGCTGCTTCGGCTCTCGCTCTGGCGGTGGCTATTTTGGTGATTCGCAGGCAGTGAGAACGTGAAGGATCAGGAGCGGCGAACTATGAGCGATGACAACACGCAGGGCGGTGCCGAGCCGTCTCCTGCATCCGCTGTTTATCTGGAGGCCGGAATGGCGACACTCGCTGGGAAACTAAGGCGGATTGAAAGCGTAGATCGCATCCCCGATGGAACCTATCACGGGATTTGGGGCGGCTACCGCGTGACGTTTCAAGTCAAAGGCGTTCAGTATGAGGCCGAAACCCTTGACGGCATTCGGACTCTTAGGGCGTCATGTACGGTCACGAGTAAGGATGGCCGAATCATGGTTTCGATTTCCAGATAACGCTGGCGATCAGCGGCGCAGTCCGCTGCATCGTCTTGGTTATGTGAGCGCAGAGAAACGAGGAGAATTAGCATGGTTCGATACATCATCAAGTCGATGCGGTGCTTGTGTTCGCGGTGCGGGAAAGCAGTTCCTCGCTGGATGGATCGCTGCCATGCGTGCCGCAAGTAGCCACAGAACGCCAGCGATCAGCGGCTCGTCCGCTGCATCGCTTGGTTCTGCAAACAGAGGAGACAAAGCATGAGCGATAGTTGGTTCGACACGCTGGTCGCAAAGTGGATCGAACACTGCGAACTTGCCAGCATCGAAGTGGACGACATTGAACGGGCGAGGTCGTTCATTGACGGGGACGCATACGAATCAAAAGAATGGACGAAGCCGCCGTCGCTGCAAGCCTTGCAGGCGTGGTATCTGGCGGCCAGGGATTTGTCGGAGCAGAAAGATGACGGCGACGAACTGATGAGCAGCGAACTGTGGCGGATTTTGTCGCTCACCGAGAAGGCGTACCAGATGGGGCTTGCCGATGCGGCGGCCAGAACGGCGGCTCAGTGACGGGGTGTTTTGCAGAACCACATTTATACGGTTCCTCCTAACGCACCCCCTGCCGTATATCACCCCGCCGAATCGACGCCAGCCTGCGGCGTGACGGCGAGAGCCGGCGTTATGCGGAGCCGCCTATCACGCCTCCGTCGAGCGTCACGGGGAGGTCTGATAGCCTGCCTGGCCGACGGCCGGTTCCGTTGACTCACGATCCCGATCGGGTCTGATCGCCTGGGCATGGATGCACCAGACGAGATCACGGTCGAGATCCCGGGCGACCCGATCCCGCAGCCGCGGGCGCGGTTCAATCGCCTTTCTGGGCAGGCCTACACGCCTGGCAAACTGATCCGCCCGTTCAAACAGGCGATCGCGATCCGCGTCGGCCTGGAGGCGAAGCGGCGCCGATGGTCTGTGTCCGACGGCCCGTTCCAGGTCGTCGTCGAGTGCATATTCGCGAGGCCGCCTTCTCACTGGACGAGGGCCGGCGAGCTGGCGGCCTCGGCCCCGTCTTTCCCTGGGATGCGGTGCGGCGACTGGGACAACCTCGTCAAGGGGGCTCAGGACGCCGTGAAGGCCTGCGGAAACGTCTGGCGAGACGACACCCAAGTTGTCGACGGCCGAGGGATCAAACGCTACGCCGCCCGCGGCGAGCCGGCCCGGACGATCATCCAGATCCGGAGGCTCTGACCGTGGGCGGAGCCGGCGGCGGGTCCGAGCGGCGCTACCTGACCACGGCCCAGGAGCGGGCGATCCGCGCCGCCCTGGCCTCCGGCCTGACCCAGCGCGAGGCGGCCGACGCGGCCGGGATCTCCTACGCGCGGCTCCTCTGCCGGCTCCAGGACCAGCTCGCGGACCTGAAGACCGGCCGCGGCTGGGGCCGGAAGCGCCGGACCGACGACCCGACGGACGCCGAGATCGCCTGGCGGATCGCGGAGGTCCAGGCCGGATGGACCGAGGAGACGCGCCGCGAGAAGTGGAACCCGACCTGGCGACCGTCGCCAGACTTTGCCGACCCGGCAGACGGGGGATAATCGCAGGCTATGCCGCTCACCGACACGCTGCCGGGCTCGCTCTCGCTCGCGTTCCGCCGCGGGGACGAGTTCTCGACGCTCATCGACTTCTCCATCGCGACGACCTCCTACACCTGGTCGGCCGCGATCTACTCCGTCGTCACCGGGACGACGATCGCGACCCCGACGGTCTCGGTCGTGAGCGCGGCGAACGGCCAAGTGAACGTCGCTCTCTCCGAGATCCAGACGTCCGCGCTCGCGGCCGGGACCTACGGCTGGAGGCTCGCCTGGACCGCCCCCGGCGATTCGATCAGGACCGTCCTCCAGGGGACCGTCGAGGTCTACAACTGATGCCGATCAACGTCACCGCGAGCGACCAGGATGTCTCCGTCGGGGTCTCCGGCGGGCAAGGCCCAGCCGGGCCGCAGGGACCGGCAGGAGCGGCCGGACCGGCAGGAGCGGCCGGGGCGACAGGCCCGCAGGGTCCCCAGGGACCGGCCGGCCCGGCCGGGGCCGCGGGTGCCACGGGAGCGACCGGCGCCACGGGTGCGGCGGGAGCAACAGGCCCAGCAGGCGCGACCGGCCCGCAGGGCGATCCCGGCGTCGTCTCGGCCACGGCTCCGGTCACCTACGCCGCGCAGACGGTCGGCCTCTCGGTCGGGGCTGGGCTCACGACCTCGAGCGGCGCCCTGGTGCCAGACTTCGGCTCGGCCGCTGGCACGGTCTGCCAGGGGAACGACGCCCGGCTCTCCGACTCGCGGACGCCGACCACGCACACTCACGAGGCGAGCGACATCGCGTCAGGCACGATCGCGACGGCGCGGTTGGGGAGCGGGACGGCGTCGGCCTCGACGTTCCTCCGCGGCGACCAGACCTACGCCCCGACCTCCCAGGTATTTGACTTCACGCGAACGGCGGCGCCGGCCGGCGCGACCGGGGCAACACCCGGCCCGTACACCTGGACGATCCCGGCCGGAGCGAAGGCCGTCTACATGATCGCCATCGCTGGCGGTGCCGGCGGCGGTTCGGGCCGCCGAGGGGCCGCGGCCTCCGCGCGGTTCGGCGGCGGCGGTGGCGTCGGCGGCGCGCTCGGAGAAACAATGCTCTCCGTCGCGGAACTGCCCTCGACCACGCTGACCATCACGGTCGGCGCCGGGGGCGGTGGCGGCGCTGCGCAGGGGATCAACGATACGAACGGCAACAACGGGACCAACGGCGGATCGTCCTCTGTGGCCCTCTCCAGTGGCACGGCGCCGCTGCTCGGCTTCGGCACAAACAACGGCGGCGGCAGCGGCGGGACGGCTGCGGCTGGGGCTGGCGGATTCAACCAGCCCGCCGGGACGGGGTCATCTGTCGCTGCTGTGGCTGGCAGTGTCACCGCAAACGGGAGCGGGCAGGGAATGTTTGTGCGCGGTGGCGCTCCTGGCGGGCCTGGCGGTGGCATCGACTCCGGCAACGTCAGCCGCAACGGCGCTCCTGGAACTACGCAGCAGTGGGCCTTCAGCGGCTCGGGTGGCGGAATTGGCAGCGGGGTTGGAGGAACGGCGCCGGGCGGCAACGCAACCAGCGCCGGAACAAACAACATCGTGTCCGCCGGCGGCAACGGTGGCGGCGGCGGCGGAGCCGGCAACGCCACGACGGCCGGCGGCAACGGCGGCAACGGCGGATTTCCAGGCGGGGGCGGGGGCGGGGGCGGCGCTTCGTTCAACGACTACGCCAGCGGCGCCGGCGGCAACGGGGCAAACGGCATGGTCCGAATCGTGGTGTATTTCTGATGAGCGACATCGCAATCGTAGACGGGCGCGGTTTCGTCCTGACGTTCGTCCGTCCAGACGTTCCTGCCGGCTGGACTCCGCCCGACGGATGCACGGCCGTTCCGGCCGACCAACTGCCGGCCGGCTGGCAGTATGCCGCCGACGATTCGCCGGTCCCCGCCACGATCTCCGCCCGCCAGGCCCGCCTCTGGCTGATCCGTCACGGGATCACGCTCGCCCAGGTCGATGCCGTGATCGCGTCGATCCCCGACGCAATCACCCGCGAGAGCGTCCGCGTCGAGTGGGAGTACGGGACCGAAGTCCACCGAGACGGCCCGTGGCTGACGGCCCTCGGCCCGGCCATCGGCCTCGACGCCGCGACCCTCGACACAGCGTTCCGCGAGGCGGCGGGGATCTGATGCCGGCGCGCGTCGAACGATGGCGGCCCCCGACGATGCGGCGATCCGCGACGAAAGAGGTCGCCCACTACCGGACCTCGGCCTGGCTCGCCCTTCGCCTACGGATCGCGATCCGGGACGCCTACATCTGCCGCGACTGCTCACGCGTGGCGACGGGGCAGGCCGGGCACGCGGACCATATCGTCCCCCTCGAGGACGGCGGCACGGACGACGACACGAACCTCGCCTGGCGATGCGCATCATGCCACGGCAGGAAGACACGAGCGGAGCAGCGGCGGCGCGGGTTCGGGTGAAAAAAAGGGGGGGTGGGGTGTGCACGAACCATGCCAAACGCCCCATGACCCCACGGCCGCTCTGCGCTAGTTCGTGGGGAGTTTTCAAAAATGGGAAGCCGAGGTCCACTCCCGCAGCCGGGCAGCTCGGAGACCAAACGAGGCCGGAACACGATGCGCAAGAAGCCGGCAAAACCCAAGCCCGCCGGAAAGAGGCTTTCCCCGGCGCCGCCCCCGGAGACCGCCGGCGCGACGGACGTCCTCCCGCCGGCCGATGTCGTCGCGGTCCCGTCGGCTCTCGCGTTCTGGGAACGGGTCGCCCCGCCGCTCATCGCCTCCGGCCGCCTGGTCCTCGAGCAGGCCGACGCCTTCGCGATCCTCTGCCAGCTCCACGCGGAGATCCTCGCGCTCCGCGAGCAGCTCGCGGCCGAGGGCTGGATCACGGCGACCGAGAAGGGGCAGGCCGCGAGCCCGGTCGCTCGTCTGCTCCGTGACTCACGCCGGGATTTTGTTTCACTGGGAAGGGACTTCGGCCTGACCGCGGCGGCCGCGGCCCGCATCCCCCAGGACCCCAAGCATGGCGAAGAAGACGACCCGGAAGAGGCGGCCCTCCTCAAGTTCACCGGCGGCTCCGGCTCCTGACGGAAGCGACCGTCCGGAATTCGTCGCCGGGTTCGACTGGGATCCGGAGGCCGCGGCCCGGCCGGCCGAGTTCGTCGAGCGGTTCTGCCGGCATCGTGCCGACGACGGGAAGGCGGTCCGCGTCTCGCTAATCGACTGGCAGCGGGACCGCGTGATCGCGCCGATCTTCGGCTGGAAAACGAAGGCCGGTCGGCTCCGGTTCAAGCGGGCCGGGATCTGGGTTCCGAAGAAGAATCGGAAATCGTCCCTGATGTCCCAGCTCGCGGCCTATATGGCCGTCGCCCATTTCCCGATCGCGGACGTCTTCCTGGCGGCGAACGATCGCGAGCAGGCGCGGACGATGTTCCGTATGGCGGCCGCGACGATCGAGGCCTCGCCTCATCTCTCGAAACTCCTCGAGGTCGTCGACTACAAATCCGTCATCCGGAACCGGCAGCACGGGAACGAGATCCGCTGCCTCTCGAGCGAGTGGCGGAAACAGGAGGGCCTGAACGGATCGGTGATCCTCGACGAGATCCACAGTTTCCGATCGCCGGCTCTGGTCGATGCCCTCGTCTACGCGATTCGCGGAACGCCGAATTCCGTTGTGATGTCGATCTCGACGGCCGGCGACGATCGAAACGGGATCGGGTGGCAGTGGTGGAAAGATTCGGAGCTGGTCATGAAAAACCCAGCCGCGAATCCATCGTTCTACGGGCTCATCTACGCGGCGGATCCGGAGACCGACGACTTCGCGGACCCGGCGGTCTGGAGGAAGGCGAATCCGTCGATCGGGACCGCGTTCCCAGAGGAGGAGTTCGCGGCCGACTACCAGGACGCGACGACGGACCCGAGGAAGATGTCGAAATTCCTCCGCTACTCGCTCAACGTCTGGCAGCAGGCCGACGCACGGTGGTTCCACGGGGACGCCTGGGAGCGGTGCGGCCGCGAGTACCCGAGGCCCCTCGCCGGCCGGCCCTGCTGGGTCGGGGTCGACCTGGCCTCGAACCTCGATATGACCTCGGCGGCGTTCGTGTTCCGCGACGAAGACGGAGGCTACTCCGTCGAATGGCGATACTGGGTCCCCTCGGAGACGGTCGCGGACCGAGTACGCGAGGGGATCCCCTACGACACCTGGATCCGCGAAGGCTGGGTGACCGTGACCGACGGCCACAGGCTCGATCACGAGGCGGTGGCCCGCGACCTCCTCGCCTACGGGGAGACCCACGAGATCCGCGCGGTCGGGGTCGACCCGTGGCAGGCCGGCGCCCTCGAGACGCTCCTCCAGCGCGAGGGGGTCGAAGTGAAATCGGTCGCCCAGCGGACGGCCTACCTCAACGCGCCGTGTAAACTGCTCGAGGCCCTGGTCGTCGAGGGCCGGCTCCGGCACGGGGCGAACCCGGTCGCGGCGTGGAACGCAAACAACGTGTGCGTCTACACGGACCCGACGGGCCTGGTCAAGCCGGACAAGGCAAAGAGTTCCGAGAAGATCGACGGGATCGCGGCGCTCGTGAACGCGCTCGCTCTGGCCTCGACGGACGAGGGCGAATCGGCCAGCCTCGACGACTGGAAGATCCACGCGCTCTAGCCCCGGGAAACTTTGCCGGATCGCCGGCCGGCCTGACGATTTCCCGGGCCGGGGATGCCCCTCGGCCCGGGATCCCAGCCGATGCCCCGACCGAAGGCCGCCGCCCCGCGCCGCCGCGCCCCAGCGCGACCGCGATCCCCGACGCGAGTGATCGCCCTCCGGGCCTTCCCCGCGACGAGCGGGACCCTGACGACTCTTTCCCCAAACGACATCGGGCCGGCCGAGGCGATCCGCGTCTCGTCGATCCTCGGGGTCGTCCGCTGGATTTCCCAGGCCGTCGCGGTCATGCCGATCATGGTCGGCCGGACGCTGGCCGACGGCCGGAAGGTCGGGGCCGATCTGCCCTGCGGCTATACGCTCCGGAAGAGGCCGAATTCCTGGCAGAGCGCCTTCGACTTCTACCAGCTCATCGCCTACTGGACGGCCCTCCACGGGAACGCGTTCGCGCGAATCCTGCCCGGCCCTCGCGGGTTCTGCTCGGAGCTGCGGCCGATCCATCCGACGCGGATGAAAGCCGTCCGCCGGCCGGACTACTCCGCCGGCTACCAGTTCTGGACCGACGCCGGCCAGTGGGTCGACGTCCCCGCGAGCGAGATCCTGCACTGGCGATGGCTCTCCGATAACGGCCTCTGGGGCATGGCGCCGCAGGAATTGTGCCGGACGTCGATCGCCCTCGCCCGCCAGCTCGACATCGCGGCTACCTCGTTCTGGGAGAACAGCGCGCGACCCGACATCGTCCTCGAGACCCAGGAGCGGATCCCGGACGAGGCGGTCGAGGCCCTGCGGACCCAGATCCGCGAGATCTACGGCGGCGCGCGGAACCGCGGCTCTGCCGCCGTCCTCCCGAAGAAGACGAAACTCGTCCCCATCGAAAGTAACTCGATGGAGGCGAATCAGTTCCAGGAGCTGCGGGACGCGATCCTGCCCGACGTCTGCCGCTGCTGGGGTGTTCCCTCGACGCTGCTCGGGGATGCCCGGATGGCGCGCTGGTCGAACGTGGAACAGGAGCATCTCTCCGCGCAGGTCTGGTGCCTGCTGCCCTGGCAAAAGCGGATCGAGGGGCCGCTCGACATGATGCTCCAGCCGGTCTACGGCGAGGAAGTCTACTGCAAGCTCGACAACCGCGGACTTCTCCGCGGCGACACGGCCGCCCGGGCCTCGCTCTACCAAAGCCTTTGGAACATGGGCGCGATCTCGCCCAACGAGATCCGCGACCGCGAGGACTTCGAGCTGCTCGACGACCCGGCGGCGAATAAGACGTTCGTCCAGCTCGGGTTCTCCACGCTCTCGGCCGCCGCCGCCCAGGCCGGGGCCGCCGGGGGCGAGCCGCCGGCGAGCGAGCCGACCGACGACACGCCGGCCGACACGACCGTGGACTCGGAGACCGACCCGCTCGCGGCCGCAGCCTCCGGCGCGGCCCTGGCCTCGACCGCCCTCAATGGCGCCCAGGTCACGGCGCTCCTCGATGTCCTGAACCAGATCGCCGCCGGCACGATCGACAAGGACGCGGCCGTCGCCCTGATCACCGCGGCTTTCCCGACGATCACCGAGGCCCTCGCCGCCCAGATGGTCAACGGCACCAACCCCGCCCAGCCAGGAGGCCAGAACGATGCAACCTGAACGCCGCTATCTCCCGATCTCCGAAGGTGGGGAACTGACGGTCGAGCAGCGGGACGGCGAGGCACCGAAGATCCGCGGCATCGCGCCGCCGTGGGACTCACTCTCGTCGGACCTGGGCGGCTTCCGCGAGAAGTTCGCGCCGACGGCGTTCGACAAGGTTCTGGCGAAGAAGCGGCTGGACGTCCCGCTGCTCTTCAACCACGACGACTCCAAGATTCTCGCGAGGACCACGAACGGCACGCTCCGGATCGAGAAGACCGACAAGGGCCTGGCCTATGAGGCCGATCCGGTCGCGACTCCGACGG